TAGCTGATGTTAATTGTTCTTGGATAGCACCTCTACGTCCAAATAATTCTACAATTCTATTTAGTTTTGATAAACCAATTACTTGACCATCTTCTCCAGCAATATAACCAATATGAACAACTCCTCCAATTGTTTGGTGGTGGTGAGAACACATTGATGTTAGAGGAATATTTCTTTCAATAACTACTCCATCATAACCATCTGAGGGGAATGAAGTAATAGGAGACATTGCTGTATAACGACCTGACCATAAATCATTTACATATGCTTTAGATACTCGACGAGGAGTTTCCATTGAATTTGGATCATTTCTCCAATCACATTTTAAAGCATCTAAAAACTTACCATAAGCTTCAGTAGCTTCATCTATCATTTCTTGTTTTTGATCTATATTAAGAGGGAAACCAGGAGCTACTCCATTAGCAAACCCTTCTTGTACCACTTCTAGTTCTTCGTGGATTTTTCTACGTTTGTTTTCCATGTATTATAACTTATTTTATGTGAATATACAAAACTAATTTTACAAAGCCCAAATTGAATTTAAATTTCTCATATGACCTTTTTCATTATCCATTCCCATTCCAACTACCCATTCATCATCAATAGTAAATGCATGATATGATTTTTGTTTTGGGATTGGGGATGTTGCTCTAGTAACTAAAGACACAATTGAAATTGAAGCTGGTTTTTTGACTTCTAAATATTCAATAACTGCTTTCATAGTATTTCCAGTATCGTAAATATCATCTACAATATAAACATGTTTTCCTTTAACACGTGTTTCTAAGTCCTTAGTGATTTGTATATCACCTTGTTTACGGTTTACATACGATTTAACGCGCATAAAATCACATTCCACGTCAATTGGCATAGATCGTACTAGATCGCTGTAGAACGCAAAAGCACCATTTAATAAACCAACCATTACAATTGGAGTTTTATCTCCTCTATGGTCATCAGTAATTTGTTTACCAATTATTTTTGTTTGAAATTGGATATCTTTAGCTGAAATTAGTTCTTTCATCGTTTTCCTCCGTAATATTCTTTAGCATGACCTTCATTAATCAAAATTCGATTAACACTAATTTCTGGGGTGTTTGGGTTATTAGAGTGTAGAGTATTTTCAACATATATTTCCCCTAAACAACGACCATATTTTCCTACTCCATGAGACACTAAAATAAATTTATTTTCGTTTTCTTCTAGAATTTCTATTAAACGAGCTTTAGCAGCTAATCCTTTTTTCTTTTCTTCTTTATTTCGAGTTCTGGATTCCCAAGCATCCATCCCCATCATTCGGATTCTTACTTTTTTTAAAGTATTAAATCCTAAATCAATTAGAGCATCTATTGTGTCTCCGTCTACTACTCTATCTAATGTTGCGTGATAAGTATACATTATTTGTTTTTGAATTTATAATAAATTTGTTTTTCCCATCCTAGCTTTTCAAATACCTTTTGAGAAGCTATATTATCGGTTTTTACATAAGCATCAACCTCAGCCCAACGAGGAGTATATTCTTGAATCATAAATGTTCCTATACCTTTACCATGGAATTTAGATGATACACAATAGGTTATTTCATGCCCTTTTAATAAACCTATATAACCTGCAGGTTCTCCATCTACTAAACAAATTTTATAATCCCATTGATGTTCTGACATAAAGTCTTTTTGTTGTTCAGGAGTGATGTTAACTTGAGTAAAGAAACCTCCTTGATTATCGGGGTTAGTTCTTAATTGACGGACAAATTCCCAATATTGTTCTAGACAATTTACTAGTTCCATTTTCATCGTTTTATAGCTTTAATAACAGTTTTAACTACTTTTTTAGCATCTTCTTCTGTTAAAAACATATGAAGAGGGAGTGAAATTATTTCTTCACTTAGCTTATGAGCATTGGGACAAGTACCTTTTGCTTCTGAATATAAATCATATTGTGTATTGTCTTTGTAATGTACTCCAGGGAATATATCATTAGCGTTTAAATATTCCATTACTTCGTTTCTATTAGAAACTTTAATTTGATATAAATGACGAGAAGATTCACATTTACTATTATGAAGAATAGGTTGAATTAATTTTTCATTTTTAAATCCTTCATCATATAATTTACAAATTTCTCTCCTACGACTATTATCTTCATCTAAATAACGTAATGCTACTAATCCCATTGCAGCCATAATAGAGTTACCATGAGCTTTAAATCCTAAATCAATTACATCATAATCCCATTTATAACTGCCTTTAGAATTGGTACGATTAAAAGTATCTTTACTGATACCTAACCACGAAAGTTTACGAGCTAAAGCATCATAATCTTTATTTTGAAAACAAATCATACCTCCATCAGCAGTAGGCATATTTTTAACTGATTGGAAGCTAAAGATGGAAACATCAGCGTCCCATCCTACATGAGATTTAGAAACTGCCACTCCATGAAATACTCTATCTACCTTAGTTCCTGCCATATGAGCAGCATCTAAAATAAGTTTTAAACCATGTTTATCACATAATTTTTTAACTTCATTATATTGTCCAATATTACCTCCAATACCAACAAACATTACTGCTTTGGTTTTACGTGTAATTTTAGATTCAATACTTTTAACGTCTAAACAAAGTTGATCATCGACATCAGCAAATATTGGTTTTAAATCATTATATAAAATAGCGTGATTTGAAGAAACAAAAGTAAGAGGGGTAGTAATTACTTCATCTCCATCTTTCCATTTATTAACATCTTTAAGGACTTTAAGAGCAATTTGAAGCCCAACTGTATTAGAAGCTATAAAATGTGCATGGTTAAAATTAGTATATTTTTTCCATTCTTCTTCTAATTTTTCAGTCTTAAAACCCATTCCTGTCCATCCAATTTCTAGACATTCTGTAATTTCTTTTAAGATTTCTTCTGTACGATACTTTGGTTTAAAAACTTGAATTGACATTTTTTTTTTATTTAAACAATTTTTATTATACTCCTCTTTTAGTATCAAACGCTATAATATGATCTCTACCAGTCATGTTATATCCTTTTTCGGCACACATTTCAAATACTAAAGGATACATTTCAACTAAAGTTTCTCGAGTATCACCCGCAGGCATTATAAATGTTTTATCTTTAGGAACATTAATTTCTAGTCTATAAGCTTCAATTTCAGCAAGACCTTCATCTGTACCATCCCAAACAGGTTTAAAGTGGTAATCATTATGATAACTAAGAGTTTTCTTAATTGCTTCAGTATTAAGACGAAGACGATTATGAGTTTTAACCATTTTTTCATTTGTAACTGACCCATTAGGGGTAGCAGCTCCAACAACAGGAACACTATTACTAAATTTTGGAGAAAGAGAAATAAGACCTAGTGGATAATCTGTTTCGAGAAAATGAGAACCTTCAGTTTCAATTGTAATTAAGATACCTCTTTCATTTGCAAAATGTGTTATTTCATTTACTAAAGCAGGGTGCATAGTAGGACTACCACCTGTTAACATCATTTCTTTAACATGAGGATTTTCATCATAAATTTTAATAATGTCGTTAAATGTAAAGGTACCTTTTTCAGGGTGGACTGAAGTATACCAAGAATCGCACCACCCACCTTCACCAAAATAACATCGATGAGTACAGCCAGTAGTACGAACAGCAATAGTAGGTCTTCCAAATCTAGACCCTTCAGATTGGACACACCTATAGATCTCAAGAATAGGTAATACTTTGTCATAATCTTTAATACGACCTAAAGGGGCCGTTTTATTCCATAATTTAGGATTCAACATAGTAGGCTGCATTTTTACCATGTTCAGCAAATTTAACTTTAGTAACTTTTACTCTACCTTCAGTTTCTTCGAGAACAAAATTATTAATTTTATTAAAAATATACTCAGCAAATTTTTCGGCTCCTGTAGCTTCAACAACTCTTAATTGAATTATACCTTCCTTATCTAGTCTTTCCCATTCTGGTAGGGCAGGATCGTCTTCAGCACAAACTAAAGTATGGTCAAACATATAATCCATCCATGCTTTAGGGGACATACCATCAATTTGAGTTTTAGCACGTTTCATACCACCAAAATCCCAAACCCAATTTCTATGATCTAAATCACCTTCAAAATAAACTTTAAACGAAACTCCATAACCATGAAGAAATCGACAATGAGTTGTATTTGCCTTCCACTGACGGAACACAGTTGAGAATCCATCAAATACTTTACTTGACTGAAATTTACCCATTATAGAATTGTTTTACAAAGTTAATATCTTTTACACCTACAAACATATCTATTTTATTCCCACTATCATCTACTTTAATAACCGAAGGGACACTTCTAATTCCATATTGAGCTGTGATTTCGTTTTCAACATCAATATTAATTTTTTGAATGTTCATACCTTCAGATGATAATCGATCCATCAAGGGTCCAAACATTTTACACGGTCCACACCAAGGTGCAGAAAAATATAATAATTTCATATCTTTATAATTTAAACTAATTCTTCTATAATTCCTATTATTTCACTAAATATAAGAACCCCTACTGCAAGTGGCAAATTTACAATCAAAAGTCCATATCCTAAAATACGAAATCCTGATTTAATAAATGAAATTATTTGATGTTTACGAGCATCAGGTAATTCTTGTTTTTTAGGTTCAGGTATATGAACTCTACCAAACCCTTTTGCGTCCATTATTTCTCTATCACTCATGTTCTGCTAAGATTTTGGATACGTGCTCTTTAACTTTTTCCCAAGAAGCCAATCCTTCATCATCTTCATATTGTATTGGATCAGGCCTCCCAAGATTAATAAAGGCCTCAACACGCTCCACACTACTTGCAGACTTATAATCGCTATTACCACTAGGATAAGGCTTATAGCTTGTATTAGTTCTTTTATAAACTTCATCAAAGTCAATATTTAATTTTTGACAGAGACTTTCTCCATCTTGTAAAATTGTAAACTTATCTCCTTCAAGATAAGGCGTCCAATAATCTACTAATTCACTATCCCAATTACCTAATCTAAAAGCAGCATCATCTGCATCTCTAAATTCTTGACGACAGTCAGGATAAATTGCATGGTCACCTGCATGGATTCCTAAAGCAATATTAGTAATTTCTTTTTTAGTAGTTGCTATTGATAAAGCAACTGCCTGAGTTATTGAAGCAAATATTTTGTTTCTATTAGGAACAACAGTTGCTTTCATATTATCTTCAGCATAATGCCCTTCAGGCACTTCATCTCCACCTTCAACTAAGGCTGAGTTGAGTAAATCAACTAAGCCATCAAGTTTAATAACTCGATAATTAATAGGGGAATATTTACCAAAATCATCTCCCCTATGATTAGTTTCATAAAAGTTATCATTTAAATAATCTACTAGTGATTGAGCTCTTTCTAACTCTACTCTATGTTTTTGACCATAGTCAAAAGATAAAGCTGTTACTGTTTCATACTCATCTAAAGCTTTAAGCAATAGTGTTGAGCTGTCCATACCACCTGAAAGTGATACTACTACGTGTTTTCCTTGTTCAAAAATCATTTTTAATTGCATTTTATAAGCCAGGTATTTTAAGCGTATAGGCAAACGCTGTATTCTTTTATTTAACTTAGTCTTCTACAAATTCTACATCTCCGTAATCATCAATTGGTTTATCTCTTACTAGATCCCAATCGGCATCATCTATGATTTCTTGTTGAATATCTTCATCACCTGTTTTCCACTGTGCTAATTCTTCTTCTGTTAGCACATATTCTTCCCATCTGAAGTCTGAGTAATTTACTGTTCTTGTTAATTTTGCCATTTTACATTAATTTTGGTATTCTAAATTTTAAAATAGGACTTCCATTTACTGTAGGTTGTCCTAAATCATCTATTTCTACTGTTTTGACTTTAATAGGCTTATTTCTAAACCTTCCAGTTAACATAATATCTCCCTTTTCTATAGGAATAATTAATTTCCCATTTTTATATTCAGTTTTCATAATTTATAAATCATTAATTTCACCAAATTTAGAAACATTATGTATTAAACAATCATAATCTACCTCATTGCTCAACATAAAAAAATAATCATTTATATTTGCTTTTGGTTTTTTATCTAAACCAGAATTAGTATACCTAATACCTTCTAAAGCAGCCATTACAGGATTTGAAGTATCAATTGATTCAATACAATCAAATCCTTTATACCAACCAAATTCTTGTGGTACAGCACACCCTAATAAATGAATCCTATCATTTTGAGAGATAACTTTAGTTTTGTATAAAGCTGAAATTACTGAAAGGCGTCCTAAAGCTTTACCGATATCTTTATTTGGATGAGGGACTACATCGTTATAATAAGAAGCACCATATGAAAATGCTATTTTCCTGTATCCTAAATCTTTATATGTTTGATAACAAGTTGCAGCTTCATGAATAGTTTGTGCTTGAACTACTGCTACTTTAGTAGTATTTTCAGGAAGTATAGTTTGAGACCATTTACGAGCATTTACTACAGAAGCATCTCGTTGTTCCCATACATCAGGAACAATAAACTCATCTGGTTTTAATTCATTAACCCAGTGTAATAAACGATCAGTATTGTATGCTTTACCTAATTCATGGAGTGAATTATCCATAATAATATATCTTTCTTGAGCTTTTGCATCAAGGAAATATTCTAGATAACCTTCTTCTTGATCTAGTAAGTGAGGAAGACAATAATCATAATCATTAAAGTGACGACTATCTTCTAATAAACACAAGGGGGTTTCATGGCTAACCTTTATCATTGTAACTTTTTACTTTATAATAAATATAATTAAAAGCAGGTGTTACTCCAAGTCCACCTAAAATAACTGTAAAAATATTTGGGTGCCAATGCTCTCCACAAAAGCCTAATGCATGTTTTAAAAATTCAATCATAATTTAATTACTTAATGGTGCTTTAATTGTGGGTTGATATTTGTAGCCTTTAATCTCATAATCCCATTCTCCATTTAAGATATCTACATTAGATAACTTAATAGTAGGTAAATCAAACCCATCTCTACTAATTTGTTCTTTTGCTTGTTCAATATGATTTAAATATAAGTGGGTATCACCTAAATTCCCAATTAAATTTCCTGGTTTGTAACCAGTTTCTTCACATAATAACATTAACAATAATCCATAACTGGCAATGTTAAAAGGTAAACCTAAAAATGTATCTACTGAACGTTGGTTCCACATTAAAGATAGTTCACCATCAGCTACATAACACTGAAATCCATAATGACAAGGGGGTAAGGTCATTTGATTTAATTCATCTACATTCCATGCTGATACCATTAATCTTCTGCTGTTTGGATTAGATTTAAGTTCAGTAATTAGATTAGCTATTTGATCATTACCACTCCAATTTCTCCATTGTTTACCATAAATAGGACCTAATTCACCATCTGTTCTACCAGATTTTTTATAATCACCATCCCATATCTTACAATTATTATCTTGAAGATATTTTATGTTAGTATCTCCCTTTAAAAACCACTTTAACTCAGTCACCATTGTTTTGACTGCCATTTTTTTAGTAGTAAGTAATGGAAAACCATCTGACATTTTATGTCTAATTTGCATTCCAAATTTAGATAGAGTTCCAGTGCCTGTTCTATCACCTTTTTCTTTACCATTATGCAGGAGTTCAGCTAAAATGCCTCTATACTGTTCATCTAATTTATTCATATTATTATTTCACTTTTTTAGGTCTTCCTCGTTTTGATTTTTTAACTGAGTATGGGGTTTCGTATTTAAATTCCATACAATATTTGTAATAAGATAATAACTCTCCAGGCCAATTGCAAAGTTCTTCTTCAAGCTCTAAACGGGTTATGTTGAATGTTGTTGTAAATGCATCATATAATGCCTCTAAACGAGTGGTTTCTTCTTTCCAATAATCCTCCATTAGACGTTTATAGCGAGCAAGATCAACAGCTAATATCTCTAATTGGTCTGAATGATTGTGTTTATTAAGGTTAACTTTGTCCTTAGCATTATGTAATGATAGTTGGGCTTGCATAAAATATGATGATTCATTAAAATCACCATTAACAATACGCTCTTTTAAAGTCGCGCGTTTACCCAATGGCTTAATTCCATCCGTATGACTGCGCCACCACATAAAGCTATTGTAATTTAGCGGTTGATATCGCGCTAAATTCTTATAGACTACATCGAGTGGTTGGGTTAAAGCTTCTTCTCTAATAAATCTAAAAGGCATCTTCTGGTTTTCCTGGGTTGCGTAATAATGTCTGTTGTAAATCCTTTAATGAACGAAAATCGGTAATTTCATCTAGGTATCCAAATTCATCTTTTGGGGGAGTTGATTTAGGGATAAGATTAGGAGCATTTTGTCTAGCCCATCTTATATAGCCTGGATCGTTTAATTCAACATCAGCTAAAGTATAACCTTTATATTTTCCGAATTTAAACGTCATTTCGATAAATCTAGTCTACTTAAAATCATTTCATCCGAAGCACCTTCCATATAAAATACAAAACGATGACATTGTGCTTTAGTCCCAGTATGTACTACTTTATCTTGAAAGATTACTACGTGTTTAGGAACTACTTTATCCTTTAATTGGATTGATTCAGTTGGAATTTTAACTATTTTCATTTATCTAATGTATTACTTAAATATACGAAATTACTATTGGGCATCCAAATCATACATACAGTAATGTTGAAAGTCGGGACCTTCAACTATCATTAACTTGTCTCCTGTTAACTCACACGTAAATCTTCTAACTACATTCATAACTTTTATTTTTATTAACACGTAAATATACGAAGACCCTTTCGGGTCTCCAAATAAATTAATACATTTCGCTTACTAAATGATGGCGATCATATTCAGCCATTGATAAAGCATATACATCCCATCCTTCACCTTCGGTAACACACTTTTCAACACCATTCTCTCTAATGACTGCTAATTTATCACCTGTTAACTCACAATCGAAAAATCTAACTAACTGCTTCATAACCTTTATTTTGTGGCTTCTTGCCTTATTTAACACCGTGAATATACGAAGGGGCTTTCGCCCCTCCAAATATTTAATATGTTATAGTTAAATCTTCATCTTCTAGATTTTTATAATCATCATGGAATTTTTTTTCTATTCGTCTTCTCCTAAATTCACCTAAAGCAATTTTATTTTCTAAGTTATCCATTTTAGTTTTAACATATTCTTCTTCAGTAAGGGTAGGTAGGGTATGTTTTTTTAATAAACCATCCCATCCAGGGATTAAAGCAGGGTTTATAGGAAAGGAAAGAATTTTTTCTTTTAGGGTTGGTTTTTTAATTATTTCTTCATCATTATCTTCATCTGTAAGTTTTTCCCCATAAATATTTTCTTTTGGATTTAATTTTTCAAAAGCAAAATTAGCAGCAATTACAAGAGCAATGGCTAAAGGATCAAATACAAATATAATAGTTAAAAGTAACCAATTAATAATTTTATCCATTGGTATACCCGTTAATCCTGAGAGATATTTTAAGGGGCCTAATTCACCTGCTATGTCATTATTAGTTTTTACTTCTACTATCTCAGTTTCATATTTAAATAATTGTTCATTTAAATTATCTACTTTAGTATTAATTTCAGTTTGACGAGCTATAGCTTGGTCTAATTGTCTTTCTAATGCCCTACGAGTTGAACTAGAAGTTGTGTTGATAATCTGACCAGTTTCCTTGTCTTTATACTGGATTTTATTGTTAGATAAGCCAGACCTCAAATCAGATACTGCCCCGTTAATGGTGCTTTTTTCCGCGTTGTATACCGCTAATTGTTCCCTAATATTATCTCGTTTAGTTTCAATTAAAGCAATTTGAGAATCTATACTTCCTGCTTTAGCTGCTGTTTCTTGATAGGCAGCTGAAAGGAAACCATAAATACCCATACTAGTAATTAATACTAGAACAAAAGCAGCTATTGTTAAATAGTATTTTAATAATTTAGGGATTGATTTACGATACTGGTAGAGTAGGGATGCAATGACTAATTTAGCTACTTCTAATGAAGTAGCCATAATTATTACAGCTAAAGTAGCCCCAGCAAAAAGTTTGCTAAGACCGCTAACTGAATAGAAAGCGGCCGAAGCAGAAACTGACAGGGCAGAGGATGCGATTATAAAAGGAAATATCCTTTTTTGGATTTTTTTCCACATGGGGGTTTACTTTCTAAAGCCCTTGTGGTTATCTATGCGATCTAATAATTTATTTAATTCTTCAGCTTTTATAAATCCAGCCATAGATGCATTTTTAAGGGCACTGATTATTTGTAATATAATGAACGGTATGATAACTGCTTCGCTAAGCCAAGCTGTTCCTGTAAAACCTTTTTCTACCATTAATACTACTGTTAAAAACATAACCCAACCTATAGCACGTTGTAATACACGAACTGCTTTTCTTGTTTGAAAACCTTCACGTTTAATTCCAGCTACTATACCAAAAAAACCATCTATAAAGACAACAGCTATTAAGCCAAGATATTGTTCAGCGTTACTCATAGTAAGCTCCATAAAATAAGAGCATAAAAAAGATAGTGTCAAAATAGGGACGGTTAAGAAAGTTATAGTGGAAGTTTTCATATTGACCAGTTTTCGTAATAAGTCTTTCCTTTGGAATTTCTTTTAGCTGATAGGATTTGGCCTCTTTGTTCTCCATCACTATTATATGAAACATGAACCCAATCAGGTCTTTCGTTAGTTCCAAATTCCCAGATTAATTGGTCAAATGGTAAATTTTCTCTAATATAATGAAATATTTCTTCATTTTCTGGGCCATTTCGATAATCCATATCAATATCAATAGCTTCACCTTTTGAATGTTGTGAAGTCTTGGAGCCACCAATTGCTTCATTTAAAGCTTGGCTTCTATATCCTGAAGAAATGAAAATAGGTTTAGCGAAGTGTTCTCTAATTGGTTGAAATATTTTTTCAGCTAATAATTTAGCTGCCTCTAGATGTTTGCCTTTAGGAGTATTATCTAAACCTCTACGTTTTGCAGTTGAAGATCTAGTAAATTCACCTAAAGATAAGTTTTTAGATAATTTCATAAGTTTACTAATTACAATTACAGCATGAACATCCACAGGTAAAGTGACAATTACATACTATACAATTACAGCTATTTTTCATTTTTTAGCAAATTTTTCTAATCCTGCGATACCAAATGAACCTAATGTGATAAATACAAATGAGTTATAAATGAATTCTTGAATTACTAAGTCTTTACCAAAGTAACCTGTTACTAAGTCTACTATAGCAAATATTACCATTACAGCAAACGCCATAAATCCAATAACATTCTTTTCATTTACGTTATTATCATCTTTAAAAATATCTTTAAAGGCCATGATTTTATTTTTTATATTATTAGGCATATAAAAACCATTAAGTATAACAAATTATATGCTTATACATATTATTTATTTTTATAGAAAAACTCTAAAATTTCTTTTTCTAACACAGTATCCATAACAAAATTATCGCCATATTGAATACTTGTAAAAGTTCCATCATTTTCATTAACAATTTCAATAATATAATCTATTTCATCATATATTAAACTATAACTTTCACTTTTTTTAACTAAATTAATGCTTTTGTTTTTATCTTCTTGAATCCCAGTAAATGTAATTTCTTTATTACTTAAATCCGGAACATTAGTAAGCTTAGTTACACACTGGGCATAATTTGAGTGAAGAGTATCAATTAGATATGTATTATCTAATTCACTCATTAAATATAATCTTTGTTTTGAGTCTAATCCACCAGCTTTGAAATCACCAGTATATTGCACCATTGGTAATGATAATAAAACTAATTTTAATTCCGGGGCAAGCTTATTAAAATTTACTACAGAAGTTATTTGATTACTATTATTAATATCTCTATTAAAAGGTAAAGATAGAAGATCATAAAAAGTCTTTGTGCTAAGATTATCTAATATCTGAGGGCTCATTTTATTCTTTTTCTGTTGCGTATTTAACTCCCATAATTGTGCCTACAATAGAAAATGCATTTGTAAGTAAAATACCAAACATATTACTCCAGGTTGATCCTATAATTTGAGTATCTGCTCCTGAAGTTAGTGCGATAGCATACATAATTGTAGTAATTATACCCACACCAACTATTACTACTAAAGCAACTTTCACAATTGTACTAATTAGTTCAAATTGGGTTTTCTTTTGCATTACTTCTAAATCTTCTAATGCTTTATCCTTACCCTTTTCTGCTTTTTCTCTTAATTGATTTGATGATTCTAATGCTACTTGAAGCTCCTTCATTAGAGTATCATTTTCTTTTTGTTTTTCAACAAGTTCTCCATTTTGTTTTTGAACTTGTTTCGTAACCTCTAAACGTTTTTTACGTCTAGTAGTATCTTTTTCTTTACAGAGTTCAAGATATTTCTCAAATTCATTATCACCTTTTGGGGCTTTAAGAAGTTTAAGGAAATTTCCTTCTACATAGATTTTTCTTTTTTTAGCAACCTCTAGTAGAACATTTCTTACATGCTCTGTTATTTCTATCATTACCTATAAACTTTAAATTCAGCTGATCTATCTTTATAAGCATCATAATCTGTCATAAATTCTTCTAATCGAGGTTCAATATCATCTGATTTAATAATCCAAAATTGAGCTCCAGCGGCTTTTGCTTTTTCAATTTCTTGATTGTCATCTGATGATGATATAATTCCTATTACACATCCATTACCATACTCAAAATTAATTTTACGAATTAACTCAATTCCATCAAAAGATGAACCAAGTATATTTAAATCAACAAATACACATTCGGGGCGTTCTTCATTAGGGTCATCGGGCCACCATTCTTTAAATTTAAGATTAGCTTCATCTGAAGAATTAAGGGCTTCTAGAGATAAAGTTATATCTAAGATGCTACAGGCATCTTCAAATACCAAGTGGAATAGATCCTCATCGTCTATAAGTAATATAGAATTTATCATGTTGTTTTAATTTTTATTTTTAATATAGTTCCTGTTTTTGTTTTTTCAGAGGTTATAGCAAAACCATGTTCTTTTAATATTGCGATACATATATTTAATCCTAACCCTGATCCTCCTTCTTTTTGCCCTGCTTTTCTAGTATATGGTTTTGATAATTGAAGGAATTCTTCATTAGTCATTCCTCTTCCATTATCTTCTATACATAAAGTAGAATCATTACCCATATAAATAGATACTAATTTAGTAGAACTATCATTATATTTTAACCCATTTCTAATTAAATTGTCTATTGCTGTACAAAATAAAGGTTCATTTACATTTACTACAGGTAAACTTTTAATTTTAACTTGCTTAATATAAGATGTAGCAGATAAATAATTATTTAGTATAACTGCTAAATTATGATCTTCCATATCTAATTGAGCATCTTCTTTTACTAAGTTAGTAAATTCTTTAACTCCAGCATAAACTCTTTGTGTATGTTTTAAACCTTCTTCTAACATTTTTAAAGGAGCTTCTATTTTTAATTCTTTAATTTTTTCAGCAGAAACTCTTCTTTTTAAAGAAGTTAACCCCCTAGGCATATATGTGTTAATTCCACTATGCATATCGTGTCTTAAAATTTTAGCAGCATGTTCTAAATAAGAATTTTTCTGGTTGACTTCAATTTCAGCATTGTGTTGTATAGTTGTATCTGTTGCTATTTTTAAAACTTTATTATACCCACCCTTAGGATCTTTTATTGGAGTATAATTACCAAATAACCAACGAGAAGTACCATCCCTAGCAATTCTTTCAAATTCACCACTAATAGTTTCACCTCTTTGTAGTCTTTTCCAAAATTCATGATAGTCTAAACTATTGCTATACTCTTTAGGAACCATATATCTATGGTTTTTGTTTTTTAATTCTTTTTCTGTATAACCCATAGTAGTACAAAAGTTGCTATTATGAGATAAAATTTTCCCTTCCATATTAAGTACTACTACTATATTTGATTTATCAATTGCATTTAATTGTAAATCAATATTTGCTTCTTTTAATTTAGAAGTACGATTAAAATCCCAAATAATATAAGAAAAGAAAGGAATTAGGGCAATTATACATCCATACCCAAATTCAGCTAAAAAATAACTAAACTCAAATACTCTAAATACAAGAAAAGTTTCTAATATAAAGAATATAAGTATAATTCCAACTGATATGCCTAAACATATTTTTGTAGCTTTATTCATAGTTATAAATATAAAAAAAGGAACGCTAAATTGCGTTCCTTCTTGGCATTTTAAATAAAGTAATTTACTTTTTTATTAGCTTAGATACCTTTAATTTTACAATATCCCAATTACGAGTTGCAAATACACCAAAAGCAAACCCAGCATAAATTTTGTAGCCAAAAGCCCATAAGATAAGACCGGCAATTAAACCTACTACACCTTCAATTCCGTTAGCTATAACCCAATCTTTAATAGTTATAAAGATTTTTTTGATAAAGTTTAATACTTTTTTCATAATTAATTATTTTAAAATTACATTAATAAATATTACTACCCATCACAGCTTAAACAATCTTCTGTAGTACGAGAACCTAAATCACCTTTAATAACTGAATCTGTACGAAGATAATATAGAGTTTTAACACCTAATTTCCAAGCTTCCATATGGACTTGGTTAATCCATTTGGGGGAATCTGTTGGGTCAAACGCTAAATTTAATGATTGTGTTTGATCAATGTATTTTTGACGAGTTGCTGCTTGTTGAACTAGAGAAAATTGGTTGATTTCTGGGAATGTCATAAAGATTTCCTTTTCATCTTCGGTAAGGATATCATTAGATAAACCCATTACAGAACCATTATCACCCATAATTTGATCCCAAACACGAGTTGTATTATGTTTTTTTTCCTTTAGTAATTTTTCTAATTCAGGGTTTTTAACTATAAAAGTTCCTTTAGCACCATTAAATACATAAATGTTTGCAGGTTGAGGTTCAATACCTGCTGAACAACTGTTGATTCGAGAATTAGATACTGTAGGGGCAATAGCTAATAAATGAGTATTTCTCATACCTGTACCTCTACACCAAACAGGTTCTCCATATTCTAAGGCCATTTGACGGGAAGCAGCCTCAGCTTTAGTTTTAATATCACTAAAAATAGTATGAGTCCAAGCTGTGGCTCCAATTGAGTTAAAAGGTAAATTCTTTTGTTGTAAAAAAGTATGCCACCCCATTACTCCTAAACCTAATGCTCTACCTTTTTTAGCACTTCTATGGGTACGAACCATAGAATCTTTACCATTAGTTTTTTGGATGAATTCTTCCATTACACCATCTAAGAAGTAAGTAGCAACTTCAACTACATCTGTGTTTTTCCATTCATCATATTTAGCTAAATTAAGAGAAGATAAACAACAAATAAAGCTATGTTCCTCATCTGTATGGAGTGTAATCTCAGTACAAATATTAGTCATAGAAACATCTAAATTATTCATGCGGTATGCTAAAGGATTATCTTTATTAACATTATCCTTAAACATTATGTATGGTTCACCCGTTTCTACACGTGATTTAAGTATTTCTAACCACAACGACATAGCCTCGCTGTCTCGATCCTGTAAGCGCTTCATAAACGCATCATCCACCATTACAGCTTGATGTAAGTTTAAACATTGTCTGTTAGGATCACCTTTAGGTCTGCGAATCTGTAAGAATTCTTTAATATCTTTATGATTAATATCTAAATTTACAGAAGAAGCTCCACGTCTTACTGAACCTTGATTAGTTGCAATAATAGTTGAATCATAAATTTTAGCCCAAGGGACAATTCCTTCTGAGACTCCATTTCCTGTTATACCTTCTCCTCTTCCTCTAATTCTACTAAGGGATATTCCCACGCCTCCCCCATAGGAAGTAAGTCGCATAAGTTCTGCGTTAGTGAGACCAATACCACGTATCGAATCCGGAGTATCAACACCAAAACAACTAATAGGCAAACCCCGATCAGTACCGGTATTGCTGAGAACAGGGCTAGCGAGACCAATCCATCCATTCCAAATATATTTAAAAAATTTACTAGCTAAATCAGGGCGATTTAATCTTTCTGCTACTGCATTAGCTACGCGCCTATACGCTTTACGAGGAGTTTCCCCAGGCATTAAATACCCTTTTGATATTGTAGATAAAGCTACATCATCAAAAAATTCAGGGTAGTCTTTACCTCTTTCCCATTGGGAGTAATCGGCTATTATATTGTTATCCATAATTAATTAAAATATACTTTCATCCCACTCCATGTGGCCTTTTGAGTAATTAGTTACTCGGTTTGCAAAAAAGTCAGTATGTTGTTTACCTCCAGAAAGAGCACCGAACCAACTCATTCTTTCTACGGCTGTTAAATCAACACCTTCAATAATAGGATCATATCCTAAATCACCTAATTTTACATTAACTCTATTTTTAATAAAGTTTATTAAATCTTGTTTTGGACAACCCTCTAAATCACCTAATTCATAAACCTTATTTATAAAATCTAATTCAAGTTGTAAAGATAATAAAGCTGCTTCATTTATAGCTGCTTGTAGTTCTGGGGTTTTGATTTCTGGGTTTTCATTAATAAGTGTTCTGAATAACCAGCATCCGGCTTCTGAGTGAAGGGATTCGTCTCTAATAGACCATTCAACAATTTGACCCACTCCTTTAAGCTTATTTCGCATCTTAAAAGATAAGAGTATGGCAAAGGAAGAGAATAAGTTAACTCCTTCGGTAAATGCGGAGAATACAGCGAGTGATTTAGCAATTTCGTGGAGATCTTTTTTACCATTAAAACTATCCCTAACAGTAGTAAGATTTTCAATTTTAGCCATCGTAGCCTCATCTTCCAAAAATTCATCGAAGTTTTCAAGTCCAAGTGTTTCATTTAATAGTGAATATGCTTCAGCATGTATTGTTTCAAACGCACCGAAGGTTGTAGCCATCATTATAACCTCTGGTTTTCTAAACCATTTAGTTACTAATCCTGACCAATAATCATTTACAACTGTTTCTGTTTGAGCAAAACCCTTAAGGATAGATCCTATAATGTTTTTTTCTGTTTCATTTAAATTTGAGCTCCAATCTGTAATATCACTCATCATGGGAACTTCTGTATGTAACCAGTGGGCTTGTTGTTGTTTTAACCAATAATCGGCTGCTTCTTGATATTCAAAAGGTTTGTAAACGATGCGTTCTTGCAAAAGATCTTTTTTTGCCATTGTAATTTGTTAATTAAAAAGTTATGAATTGAGAAAATTACGTAACTGATCTTTTTCAGATAAACTGAAATTATCTTTTATAGTAGAACTTTCATTTGAATTTAATTCAGGGGAACCAGATAATTCTTCAAACTCTGCATCACTAATGATTCTATAATCACCAATAGCAATATTAATAGCAGCGTTATAAGTAAGTCCATCCATTCCGTATCTATTCTTCATTATATGGAGTTTACCAACTCCGGTTTGTTTATCTTTTGCACGACGACTAATAGAAGCAGCAAAATCTGTTATCATCATTTTGTCATAAGAGCCCGCTGCTTTATGTCCTTCAATTACTTCATCTAAAGCTCCTTGTCTGTTAACTTGAGAAGCTGACCAAATTGGGATATTAAGCTCGCGGGCTAATCCTTTCGTGCTTATATAAATATCATCAATTTCTTCCTTCCGCTCCTTACTTATTTTCTTTGATCGAAGAAGGTCAACATAATCAATAACTACTAAATCTATCTTAGTACCTAAATCTTCACATTTCTGGATGTGTGACTCAATTGTTGACATAGATGCCTTATTTGGGGGGAATTCTTTAATAATAAGTTTACCAGGTAACTTAGACATTATATCTACAACTTTATCTTTATGCATTGCAATTTCATTAGAAGGAATACCTGTAAAATGAGCATCAAATCTCCTACCTACATATTCTTCACCTAACTCTAATGTATAATATACTACATTAAATCCTTTTTTAACAGCACCACCTGCTATAGCAACTAATGACCAAGATTTACCAGCACCAGGACCACCAAATATCAAACCAAAATCACCATTACCTAAACCACCTTGTAAAATATCATTAAATTGAGGCCAAGGAGTTGGTATAGTAATTCTTTGTTCTACTCTAAAACGTGATTCAATATCTTTCATGTACTCATGTCCAATATTTTTATCCATACCTGCTTTAAGAGCATTATCAATTAATCCTCTAATTGAGTCATAATCTTCCGCTTTAAGTAAATCAACACTGCCTAATAGTGCTTTTTTAAGTTGTTGGTTTTTACAAAATGCTGAAAATTCAGATTCAATATATTCTGAATCTGTAGCTCCTATTTTATATGCATCTCTAAGCTGTTCTCTAATAGATACTTTTAAAACATCATTAGTAACTTTTTCATATTCAGATTTTAGTACCTCAGGTGTAGGTGTTGTATGATAATCATTATAATATTTAAGAATATTATCAATTATCCATTTATGAGCTTGGTTATCAAAATAAGATGAATCTAGTATATCATGAATATTAGTTAAAAACTCTTTACGACTAAGTAAGGAATGAATAACCTTAATTTGAAATGCTGAACCATACTTATTTAAATCACTTAGAGTCATCTATAAAACTATTTAATGTTTGAAACTGGTTATTTACCCAAAATTCAGGATTTTTAATTAAATGGCGTAACCCATCTTCTTGGTAAAATCTAAGAAAGGCTTTTGCATTTAGCACGGGTGGATTAACATCTATTTGTTCTTCTAAATACGTTTTTTCTAATTCATCTACCATCGGATTATGTAAATCCATGATTTTGTAATTTTTACGAAGGTTATCTTCTTCAAATACAATACGAGAATATATAAGATGTTCCTTATGCTTTTCTCCGGCTATTTCAATAATATCATCTAAAGTTAATTTACGTTCATTTAATTCAGGGAATAATTTACGTAACTTTTTCTCTCCTAAACCTTTTATACCAGGAACCTTATCTGAAGCATCACCCATAAGTACTTTATATAAAATAAAATTCTCAGGTAAAACATTAAATTTATTTACTACAGTTTCAGGGGTATAAAAATCTTTTTCAATAGGACGGTACACACAAATTTTATTACTTGTTAATTGAATAAAATCTTTATCACTTGAAACAATAAACGCACGGGAGTTGTTATTATTATTGGTGATAGTTGTTGCTAAATGTGCGATAATATCATCGGCCTCTACTTTATCGAGCGCTATGGTTTTTACAGGGAGACACTTTAAATAATCGATTAATCTTACAATTTGATCTAGTTTAGCATCATGTTCATCCCCCACATTTTCAAATATCTCCCAGTTTGTAATACGAGACTGATGACGGCCTGCCTTGTATTCTGAAAGAACATTTTTACGATTCATTGATGAATTTTCTCCATCAAATATAATATACATAGATGTGGGTTGAATGGCATTTATTAGAGTCCCCAATGATCGAACAAATCCGCCTAGTCCACCTACATGAACACCATGCTCATTTACAATATTAAGCATTGCGAAGTTTCTAAAAAATAGATTTAGACCGTCAATAAATAAAACTCTTTCATGTGGTGAGGAGGGTGTCTCCGGCTCCTTATCCATGTTATTGAGGAGCTCTAATAAATCCTTATTTGCCATAATTTAACTTGGTTCTTGTTCTGTGAATACCTGTGGTGTAGGTTCTTCATAAACTTCCTCAATAATATCAAAATCACCTCCACCTAGGATTTTACTCCATTCTTTAGTATGGTCATCTTTATATTTCTTAAGATCCTTATCTGAGTCATTAATAAAACCATGTGGGGTCATAATAATTTTACCTCTAGTAGTAAGACCATTAATATGGTTTTTATCAATTTGAAGATTAGTACGTTTAGCAAATTCAACTTGCTTTTTATCTTTAATTGCTTTAATCTTAGATGTTCCAGCATTAGCAATATTACCAAATGTTACTACAAATGTAGCGTCAAACCACATAGCAAACCCACCTTTATTCATCAACTTTGGTTTACCCATAGGTGATTCAGGTTTTGCTGTCCATACTTTATTAATACAAACTAATGTATTAGTATATGCTGAACTTTCCTTACGTGATAATGTAATTCTTTGGTTAACACTATTACCAAATTGGGTTGACATAGCACCCGCATTCCATTCGTTATTATTCTTATTAGAACGTACTGATAACTCACAAGGTACTGAACCAATAGAATCCCAGAGGAACATTAGATCAAAAGGTAGATTACCTTTTTTCTGCTCATCTAGTAGATCAAGAATAAAAGCAGCAACATCTTCAATTGTATGAATAGTTTCACGATCAGCATAGATAAAATTACCTTGATAATCTATTAATTCACCAGTTTCTTCGTCAAATACTTCTTCAATATCTAAACCCATTTGCATAGCATGTTCCCAATTCCACTTCATTTCAGTAATAATGAATACTGGGAGGATACCTGTTTTTTGAGCTGATACAGCGGCTTCAATAAGTGCTGTTGTTTTACCTGTATCTGAATGACCTCTTAGTAGACAGATGTGTCCAGTAGGTATTCCAGGTACTGAAGTAACTTCTTGGAAGGCGTTGCTTAGTGGGACCCACTGTTGGGGTTTAAACTTAACGTTCCCACTAAGACCTTTCTTATCTTTGAAATTACCTAGATCAAATTTACTTTTAATCTCAGCAGACACAGCTGCTGTTAGTGATTTACTTGCTTTTCTAGCCATAATTAAAAGGGTAGATCATCTACTTTACTACTGCTATCATCATCAAATAAACTATCAAACTTATCTAATTTAGTTTGTTTAACATTATTTGTAGAGGTATTAAGCGAATAATTAGTTTGTGGAGTTTCTACTTCCTTTTCATCATCAATAATATCACCTTCTTGGTGATTATCTTCTGGAGATAACCAACTTTCAAGATTGGTTTTCATTTCCTCATAAGGAACTTTTTTAAATACTCCTTGTGGGTCTACTTGGTTAGTTAAGAAAGATTCTACTTTAGAAGCATCATCATCTAGTGAGGTTTGCTTCATTGATGGAGTAGCAGTAGTTTTATTGTACTTAGTACCTGTAACTTCTGGTCCTACAGTAGTTAACTTAATATCACGTCCTGAAGCCACATCAGTAAAATCACCTACTTCCTCATCTACTGCCATTTGTAAGAATGAAGAATATAATTCTTTACCAAATTGCCAAATTTTAACACCTTCATCTTCCATACCACGAACGATAACAGGAGCAAAATAACGAACTTTTGGTTCGAGTTTTTTAGCTAATTTCCAGTTCTCAGGTTGGTCTGTTTGACGGAGTTTTTTGGAAAACTCTACTAGTGGATCTTTTTCCTCAAAATTAATTGGAGAAATCATTACTGGTTTCCCAATACCATAATGGAAATATAATTCACTAAATGGAGTTGATTTGTTAAACTTAGAAGGAACAATACGAATAGTTTGTTTACCTACTGACGGTTTCCAAAACAATGATTTACCATTGTTATTGTTAGAGGCAGGTTTTTCCAGCGCCTCTAGTCGCTGCTTGATTACGTCTAAATCCATGTTTATAACTTATTTTAATTAATAACTAAATATACGAAACGTTTTGGATAAATCCAAATTAAAGTTCAATAATTGTGTGAATTTTTGTTTTTAGTTCTTTAAGCTCATTTTGTTGAGTTAATAGAATTGTATTACGATAGTGTTGCCAGTCTATTCTAAAACGAGAGTCTACTACACCACCATTTAAACGTTTAATTAACTCGTTTAAAGCATTAATAGTATAAAGAGTATTACTATCTTTTTTACGATGAACTAAAATTGTGTTATCTGGAATGGAAGATACATTACCCTGATCAACATTGTAAGTAACAACATATTCGTTATTACTTTTTATATGCAGTACAAACATTTTGTTGTACATGATCGTATATTGAGATTGCAAATTATTTACTAACCCATCAAGGTTTTCAAGACTAGTAAATGTGCAAAATAACTTATTATTCAAATCTATATTATTTGGGGATGAATGTATATCTGTCCCATAAATATAGTCGTATTTAGGCAAAATCGTAGTTGATACCATTTTTTTCTTTTATTTGTAGTTTTAATTTATAAAAAACCTCTTTAATTTGCTTTAATATATCTAATTCACTTTTATCTACATCAAGTAGAAATGAATCATATGTGTAAAGAACTAATTTAGTTTTCTTACCTTTTAATAGCTTAAATATACGATATAATATTTCGATATTCAAGCTCGTTTCCATATTTTGTAAAATATAGTTAAATAATTTTTGTGGATTCATATTCTCTAATATATCACGTTTGTATTCGTAATTAGAGATTGGACATGTTATAACACCTTCTGCTTGGAAAGTTTCCCAGGTCGTACGTATATACTCACTTGTAGCTTTAAAAAACGGTAAATCTTTATAATTATCAAAAACTCCTCCGTATAATTGTTTAAATGTTAATTCTTTTGCTTTTGCATAATCCACATTATACATCTTAGCAAAATTTTCGTGTATATCTCCTTTACCAAAATCATAATCCACAAGCTTAGCACTAAGGGTAGGGTGATAAGCAGAAATATCAAATTCAAAAAAGACATCATTACGCGGTATAAAACTTTTCCTACACCCATTATCTTTGGGGAGAGCAGCGTAGTTAACGCCGTTAAATTTGTTTGAAGGTCTGGTTGTAAGTGTTTTAAAGTTGTATTGTGTGTAGATAAATTCGTCTTCTGTTTCGTGGAAGTGTTTTTCAAATTCATTTTTATTTATTTTTATTCCATTACGTTCTATTGCATTAAATACTAACGTAGCTCGGTCATTATAAAACGGGTTTACCACGGTATTAATGCGGTGCTCTAAATCATCATATATTTGCTCACAAACTTCATAATGCTTGGTAATTGGCACGATTTGGTTTACCGTTAATAAATCCGGAAATCTTCTATATAATGTGGTATGAGCGGTTGTTAGTGGAAGTATATACGGAGGAGATCCTAATGTTATGTCTATAAGAGGATTTAAAATTGTATAGTGAAGGAATTCTTTTTTATCCCTAACATATATTTTTTCTAACCCTTTTAAATATAAATAAACCTCATCTTCAAATAAGTTTTCACATTCAGGATGAGAAACAGGTAAAATATAACCCTTATGTCCTTTAATTGGACGTATATAAAAGGCTATAATTGAGTTTTGTGATGGGTGTTGATAAGGGTTATTTGAAATAACCTCTATAAACGCTTCTTTAAAACCACTATTTTTTAAAACCTCGAATTGTTCTTTATTTTCTATTAACCAAAACACTTAATACCATCTTATTTATAGTATTGAATATAATTAAATTTTAAATAGGCTCCAAGCCCAAATGCTTTAAATTGTTGTTGTTTTAATTCTATTATATTTTTATTAACTTCAAATACTTTATCTTTATCTCCTGTTAGTTTCCAAGGTAAAGAAAAACCAATATATAAGGTATTTTTAAAAGGAGCATTAGTTTCATAATAAGCTTCTTCATTTGATTTTTTAGCAAAATGACGTGTAAATTCTCCAGTTTCGTAATCTTCATTAGTTGGTGAAGGATAAAATGTTATAGGTTGACTTGCAATACCTTGATTATATTGAACCTTTTTTAAAATACTATAATCTTGATTTCCAGGGAAAAACCTTGGATCTTCAGGGTTATTATCCTCAAATTCTTCTTCAGAAGGATATGTGGGAGTTTGGTTTAAGCTTATTAGTTGTAGATTTTCCCCATCTCCAGGATAATTACCTGTAAAGAATTTACCATCAAAAGTACTAAAGTATTGTCCTGTATATGGGGCTAGAGTATTCTCATATGCTAATTCACCATTAGAATATAAATTAGGGGTTATATGAGATTTTGGGTAGTAGACCATTTTACATTTATTATTCGGTTACAAAAACTACTTTACCTGTTTTTTCATCTATTTTTTTATTAGGTTGACCTAAAGCAAGAGTAGCATTTTCATTTAGGGTAGGGACCTTTATAGTACTATAATTAAACCTAACCTCTGTTATAGAGTTTTGTCTAAGTGTTTTTCCAGGTTTACCCCAAAATTCCCAGTGCCAGGATTCATCTTGACCAACACCATCTCTTAATCTAAGAGGGTTATACCAACCAAATTTAGGGGCATGTTCCTCCCAAATAGCATAATCTTCTGAGGTTATTCTTGTAGTTTGGTTTGCTGTAGGATTACTAGTATTATTATTTCCGTTCTTTGTAGCTAATTGCCTTATGTCTATAGCACCACCCCAACCATGAGCACTACCTCCTGCCTTAGCAGTAATAGTTTCTGAAGAAGGGTCTGTTGGTTGCATACCTTCTTGGTGAGCATAACTTCTATAAGCAGAAGTAATAGTATATGTTTTTTCAGGATAGTTTGCTTCTAAAAATTTGCCAAATTTTAAAAGTGCTTTAGCTGCAGATTCTGCTAAATAATAATTACCTTCATAATAAGTTTTATTAGTTTCTTGAATTTTAAAATCAAAGGCGGAAGTTTTAGAAGTAGGTAGAATATTAAAAGATGTTCCACTTTTAGCAAACTCTTGAAGGGCAAATGTAGGTTGTTTCTGTATGCTACCATTTGGTAACCCAGTTACATTAGCTATGGATACTAATGGAGATCGTTGGAAACTTCTACCTGTAGCATCATTTCCTTGGGTGCGAAGGAAATCGGGTTGGTTTAAATTACCATTTGTTGAAAAAATTTTTTGTTTGTCTTGGGCATAAGTTAAAGTTCTTCTAAGTAAAGTAGCTAAAGCACTATATCTGTAAGAATAACTTCCTATTAAGCTATCAAACCCAGTTGTTACTGGGGGTAATGAGTTTAATATAGTCTCTAAGTCTAATTCTAATTTATCAAATAATTTAGGAACAGACATTGTACCTATTTTAGTATGCCATTTATTATTTACTATACTATGATCTAATTTAGTTATAATAAAATCTAAAGTATCTCCATAATTGGCAGGTAAAAATCTACTATCTATTTTTAATCTATCAAATATTCTAATACCAGAAAGTCCATCTAAAGTTAAATTAAATCCAACAGGGACAAAGCCTATAAAAGGCGTTGGGACTTTTTTTCCTATTGCCTCTAAAGCATAATATTTTTGAAAGAAAGATTTTTGAGTTTCTATAAATCCTGAAAGAGAGGTAGAAGTACTATTTAATGGAGTAATATTACAATTAGGAAAACCATATCCAATAGCATTTTCAACAAAATCTACAAATGAAAATCCTACTAAAACATTATTATCTTCCTCAGTATTAACAGCAAAATCTGAAGAGTTTTTAAATGAGTTAAAATAATCTCTATAGGCAGAAATTAATCTTAAATATCCAGTAGTAACTTCATCTGATTTTTTTACTTTTTGATCAACATCTAATTTTTGAGGTAATATTCTATCTACTAATCCAATATTCCATTTACTAAATAATGTAGCATCTTCACCTACAGCTTGACCATTAGCTTGAGCTCCTACAGATATCATATTACCTAATTTATTGGTAATTTCTGTTTTAAATTGGTAATCTGTAACAAAACTACCATCTTTATTACCATTAGTTTCTTCACCAAAACCATATACTACTAAAGAAGGCTCTTCTTCCTGGGCTTGTCTCAGGTTTTCTACTTCAAAAGGAGAAACTTCATCATAAAATTCAACTACTTGTATAAGTTTGGGATCTTCATAAGTCCCAAAATTTTTATCTACTAATCTAAAATTAAATTTATTTACTCCACCTAATAAAATATTAGCTTCATTAAGTAAGGATTTTATAAATTTATATAAGTTTAAGGATCCAGTTTCACTATCAAGACTTGAATTAATTACACTTTCTATAAATTCTTGAGAAAAGTAAAGATTCATGATGTTACATACATCTACTTTTTCTACTATATCATGAAATTGTTCAATAGTATTAGGATCATCATTAAAAATTTCTATTTCAGTACCTAAATAATCTCCTTGATACCTAACTATTAATTTACTAGGGTCACTAGAGATGCTTTTATTATTACTAAACCCATATTGGTTAGTAGATGTATCTAATTTAAAAAGAACGGGTTCACCTTCTTCATCAGTACCATACAGGAGAAATTGTTGATTCAAAAGACTAAGTAAACTACCAAATCTAAGATATTTTACAAAGTGGGTAGACCCAAAAAGAGCAGCACAAGCATCTATTGTTGTTGATGCTTTTTCAATCTGGGGGTCAGTAATACTATCCTCTCCAGCATCTTTAAAATATTTAAGTACTATTTGTTCACTTTTTGTTGATTTAAAACTATAAGTAGTTTCTGTTTCAGCAAAAAAATAAGAAAATAACATATTAGCAGGTAATGCACCAGCGATGTTGTTGATAATGAATGGAGAAAATGATGTAGGATTTGTGTCAAGATTCTCTCTAAGAGGATCAACAAGTTGATTTATTAGATTTAATAAAACATTTTCTTTTTGATCTTTTTTTTGAGATGAGTTTTGGTTTCTAGTAAAAAGTCCAGAGTCTTGAACTATATTTACTTTTAAACTTTCAACTACACTACCTATAGTGATTAACTTTAAAGAAATTAAATAATATCCCTCTTTAGTAAATTCCCAAGAGAAATTTGTAACTTTACCTAAAAAACCATCATAGTTACCTTGAGATGATTTTCTGTTTTTTTCTATTTCAGTATAGAAAAATTGAGTTCCTTGAGAATTTTGAGGTGGATTGTTTAAGAATTTACTAGATAAACTAAAATTTGATTTTTCATATACTGTTGAAGAAGTTTCTGTATCTATTGTAGGATATGATGAATTACCCCATTCTAATAACATTGTATATCCTAATCTTAGATATAAAGATTCAATATATTCAAATTGTTTAGTACTATTTGCTCTAATTTGAAGATTAGCAAAACGTAAACTACCTTTATTAGTAGTCTCACTAGTAAATGATGTAATACCCGGCATAGCTTGGGCTCCAAACTTACCGAAACCATAATTTGAGGTATTATCAGGTAATAAAGAATTAGTTTCAGAGACTCCAAATTTCTGAGAACCATCTTCATTTAAAACTCCACCCTGGAGTACCATTTGGGATGATAATTCATTACCACTATATTCTGGGATTTCTAGAAGTTTAGATCTAAATTCAGCCCCATCATTAGATACAGTCTCCCATTCGCTACTACCTGTATTATATACTGCTATATTTTGATCAGATATATCAACTCCAGATGTAAGTTTTACCCAAGAAGTTCTTCCGTTCATCCAAGCTATATCCGAAGAAGTTCTAGATTTTTTTCCTAAAATTTCTTGACGTAATTTTATTTGATCTTGAACATACTCTAAATGAGGTTTTCCAATGATATTAGAATCCATAAAACTTATTGATTTAAATTATTGTACGCTAATAATATTGAATCTAAATTACCAGGAATTCTTATTTGAACTCCTACTGGGGGTGAAATTGAATTTTGTGGGTATTCAGCATTTGCTGAGGATATAACCCACCATAATGAAGAATCGTTAAAATAATTAGATGCTAACACGTCGTATCTATCACCCTCAGTAGTAATAACATATATATCGTTATCAGTACGAGGAATCTCAGGGTACTTGGTTGTTGTATACATCCTAGTACCTTCTAAATCACGAGTTATTTTTATATTTCTATAACGATTCATTTATTCTGGAAGTTGGTTTTGTCTTATTATAGGAGGAGTTGTATTTGTTAAATTTTTTCTAGGAACAACAGTTGCTTCTTCTGCTTCTACTATATAATGGTCATCTGCTCTAAATAAATTAGATGGGGTTGTATCATATAAACTATTGTTTGATAAATTATCCTCTAATGATATGAATCTTTGTTTAATATTCCCAGCTCCATTTATATCTTTTACTTTTTCTGGGAGGAATTTAAATATAGGCTTAAACTCCATAGAAACATCTATTCTATGAGGTAATTCTTTAACTTCTGGGTTTCTAAAAGTAATACCACCTTCAGATTCAATATCTTTGCTGTTTGAAGGAATTCCAATTTCCCAAGGAGTATCATTAGGAATTGTGTATGTTAATGCAGTAATTATACCTGGGGTTTCATAGAAATAACCACCTAAAGTAAGTTGGTGAATACTACCTCTCATATAACCTTCTGTAGAATAATCAGGAGCTAATGTAGATTTTAAAAAGTTTAGTTTTTGATACATTATAGATAATTCCTGTATGGATTGGGCTACTACTGTAAAACCCATTGAAATATTATTTTCGTATCCTTGATAATTATAAAAATTTTCTCCTCTACCTATATATTTAAAATTATTCCATTGAGCATTCATGCTATCAGTAAAATTATTGATATAAGCTCTAAAATGAGAAAATACTTTTTGTGAAGGATCATCATTATCAATAGTAGCTATTCTAAATTTACATATATCATTTTTACGTTTATCTGTAGTAACTGCACTACTTTTGTATAAATAAAGAGAATTGATTTGATCCATTCCTCTTTCATTATCAGGTCTTCCTTGAGAATAATCTTTTCTATCAGCAAAACGAGCTCCAGGATTACCTTGGTTTAATCGTTGTTCTATATTTTTAGTACGATAATTAGGGGAATCAGAGATAAAAGAGGTTGTAGTATTATTTGATAATTCTTTTCTAAAGTCTTGAACTAATGTTGAACCCCCACTACCAACATAGGTTACTTCAGTAGCTAAATTTCTATTATTATCTGAAACTGATTGGATTTGGTTGGGGTTAAAAGAAGAATAGTGTATAGCACCTATAGTACCTATACCACTAAATAAAGTTCTTTTAGAAGCGGTTTTAATAACAGTATCACCTATACCTAAAACTGAACCTGGACCTCCACTGTAGGTAAAAAGTTCAGTATCATTAGAACCGTTTTTAGATGTTATTTTACCTTGATATAAATTAACTAAACGGTTATTACTAAATTGAACCCTACCTAATTCATTAACTCTAACAGCACCTAAACCCTTATTAACAGCACCTAAAGGTGCTATCATAGTTTCATATTTAGGACCTCCTGTAAGTGGGTTTATACCTTGTTTAAATAAATGGATTCCACCAGCATTAACTAAAGCTTGACCTAAAGTAGATAATGGGGTATAAATACCTTGATTTAAAGGACCTCCTAAGGGTTTTAATAAAGAAGAAAAAGTATTACCTGCTGTAAAAGTTGTATACCCTCCATCCATATCTGTACCAATACGAGATAATAAATTTTGTTTAAGGGTAAAAAAGGTTCCAACGGGAGTTTGCGTATATAATTGAAATAAACGCGAGGCATCCTGTACTGAACGGACTGGGGCGAGTAAACCACCTCTCACGAGAAAATCCGGTCCTCCAGTTTTTCTTAATTGTTCAGTTTTTACTTTAGTATGGTCTTTTACCACAAAAGGTTGTCCTAAGGTACCATTATTGGCACCCTTACCTGGTCTATCATAACCATAAGGAAGGTTTTTGAATCTAGTTTGAAATGCTAGTTCATTTTGTGGTGTTACTAAAGGCATATCTTACTTAGGTAAGTTATCCAAGTATTTAGGTGGTGTTAACCCATCTAAATCTAATGTAGAAGGTGGGACTTGACCTGGATGATCTGGCACCCCATTAATAGAATATGTATCCTGAAGGGTTGATTGGGGACTAGCACCTTTCATATCAGGTGGAGTTGACCCATCGAATCGAGTAAGGTTTGAACCGTTTTGTGTTAATTTATCTAATATTCCCATAATTATTATTTTATTATAAATATTGTAATTTTAATTTATTTAAGAACCCATAGCATATGTTACATTTGAAGTATTCATTGCATCATTTAGTTTTGAATCATTCATATATAAGTTAGTATCTTTTGCTAATAATTTTTCTAGTAATTCATCTGTTCTTGACCCACCACCTGATGAATTTCCTGATTTGGATTGACCGGGTCTAGATCCTTCGGATGAAGCTGAGGCTCCACTATTACCACTTCCAAAAGATGTAAATTGATCTGCTAGTGAGGTTGCTGAAGCTACAGTAGCTGAGAAATCAAAATCACCTTTGAATAAAGCTAATAAATCTGTTACTACACCTACTAAAAGACCTACAAGACTTAAAGCTAAACCTAAAACTTCTATTACAGGCATAAATGCTGTACCTAAGTTAGTCATTACTGCTTGAAGTTTTTCAACAGTTTGAGCCATTTTATCGGATGCTGATTGTTGTTCTAACATTCTAGCTAAGTCGTCTTCTCCAGCTGCTCTTAATTCTTTAGCACTTCTACCCATCACCTGTTGTTTAAATAACATATCAGATAATTTATCAGAAGATAAACCAAAGGCAGCAGCTGTTGCTTCCTGTTGGATAACATTCATTTTACTAAATTCAGTAAATGTACCTAATTGATCAGCAATTTCTCTTTCTAAACCTACTATATCTCCAGTTAAAGCAGCTTGTCTTGCTTTTTCTAAATTTAATTCTTTACCTGTTAAAAGTTCAGCTTCTAATTCTTTAGCGATTGAATCTTCAAAATTTAAAATAGATTTTGAAATAGTTTGAACATCTGAAAGTTCACCTCCTAATTCACCTGCTAGAGTAACAGCTTTAGCAATCTCAACTGTATTTGCTCCTAAATTAGCTCTTAATTGACCCGAAGTACTAGCTACTTTTTCTATAATACCTTTTAAATCTTGCTGTATGCCTGATTGTCTTTGGAGCTCATAACTTGCTCCTAAAGTTGCCTTGTAATCCCTTTCAGCATTTGTACCTCTAGCTTCAGAGAGGGTTACTAAACCACCTGCTGCTTCTTTACTTAATTTAACTTGTTCTGTTAACTTAGTCATAGTGACTAAACTATCAGTAGTAAAATTATTTATAAAACCTAATTGTTGATTTAAAGCAGTAAAGTTTTCTACTAGTTTAGTACCTGTAACTGCCATGTTACCACTATCATTAGCAGCGGCTTCTAAGTTAGATCTAAAGGCAGCAGATTCTGACTTAGTCATAGACATAGATTTGCCTAATTTAGTAGTCTCTTCATCTGCTCTTATAATCCCATTAATTAATTCACTAATTAAAAAGACGGGACCCAGGGATTTCATTAAATTTTTCCCTAGGTTTTGTACTAAATTAATAACTGATTTGAATTTGGTACCCAATTGGCCTGCCATTTTAGCAGGATTATCAGAACCTTTAAGAAGATTTTTTGTATATTCTTTACTTTTACTTAAAGCATCATCTATACCTAAAGATTTACTTAGTTTTCCAGCACCTTGTTTATCGAGTATTCCTTGAAGTCCTTCAGCTATACCACCAGAAAGACCTTGTGCTTCAGTAATGCCTTTTTCTAAATCACGACGTTTTTCTGCATTTTCAAGTAATTCTTTACTGAATTCTAAAATTTGCTCAAAATTCTTTAAATTATCTTCCTGTATAGCCCCACTTTTAATATCTTCGGCTATATTCTGTCTAGCAAAATCGGCTTTTTGGATTAACTTGTTTAATTCTTTTTCATCTAATATATTTTCTTCTCTGGCATCTGCAAGTAATTGTTCTGAAATAGATTGGAGTTGGCGAGAAGATTTTAAAGCGTCATTTCTAACTTTGTTAATTTGACCACTAGCTTCTGCAATGTTAGCTTGAATAGCACCTCTTAATTCCGCAACATCTAAAATTTCTTGCTCTAATCTAGCCTGCTCTCTAAGAGCGGCGTTAAATGCTTTTTGATTTTCTAAATCTTGTTTACTTTTACTAGCCATAATATAATATTATATATCAATAAATATTGAATATTTCAACCTATTTGTAAGAAGATTTATTTGGTATAGAAAAGTTTTGGGGGTTTATTTTCCCATCAGTACCAACCATTGTAGAAGAACCACCAGAAGAAACTTTTTCATATTCTTCTTTTTGTTTTTTAAAATGATCCTCTATTTCTTTAAAAGTAAATAATCTAAGCCAACGAGGCATATTATATACTTCAGACCAAGAATAACCTCCATTCCCATGGAAGACTATTTCGTGGATTTGTTTAAATAAGATTTTTCTAAACTTTGGTGCTGTTTTAGAAGTCAGGCCAAAAAAACTTGAGTCCAATGGGTATTGATACTTTTTCTTCGGATTGTTCGGGAAAAAAAGTTAAATCTACATCGGGTGTGATTTCTAATAAATATTTTCTAAGAGCACGGGAATCTGTAGCTAATAGATAATTATCTACAAATTGGCGGATTGCTTTTTTGTCTCGTTCCCCATTTACTGAGGTTATAAAGTGTTTTATTCTAGTAGATAAGTCAGGGGGAGGGGAATTTGGGGATAATTTTTTTAGTCCTTCTAATTCTGAAGCAACAGCATTTTCATCTTTAGATGATAATAATTTAAAAGTAACATCAACTCCTGAAGATGGTAATTTAAAATCAAATTCATTAGAGGTTGCTTGTTTAACTACTTCTGCTATGGGTTTAGATTCTATTAAAGATAAATCTACAGTATGTTCTTGACCTTGATACTTAAATGTATAATCTTTACCATACCCTAAAATACGGGAAGCTACCATTAAACCATTTTTATCTCCAATAAGTAAATCATTATAATCAAATTTAGTAACAATAAGAGATTGTAATAGTTTGTCTAAAACTGTTCCTTTTTGAATATATGATTGGTTAGAAAGAATATCTTCTTCCTTAGCTGTCATATATTTCATTTCAATAGTACCAGTTTTAAGAGGATGCCCTTCGGGATATAATAAACCTTTTGAGGGTAATTCAATTGTTTCTGTTGGGAGATTAAATTCCATATCTTTTATTTATAATAACTTTATTCCGTTATAAATATGAATATAAAAAAGAGCTTAACCGAAGCCAAGCTCTCTTTAAAAAAATATTGTTTTTTACTTAGAAGTTTAAGATACAATAATCTGGTTGAACTACCATTGTAAGTGGTACAGCAGCATCTACTGTGTCCCAACTATAGTCTCCAAAATTAGCACTTTCGATTAATGCTCCTTTAATAATCCATTCTGATACTACATCACCTACAGGACCTAATACATTAAATGTTAGATCTTTCTTATAGAAATCTGAATAACCATCTCTACCAGTAACTGATTCATGGTGTAGACGTACCCACTCCATTACTGCTTGAGCACCTGAAGGTGTAATTGGGTCAAATAAGGTAAATGTAATTGGATTCCATACTGTTTTACCTTTAACATAACGTTGAACGTTAATATGGTTAAGAGCTACTTTACCTTGATTTAAGGTTACTGCACTTACACCTTTTACGATAAATGAAGGAAATCCATCCATATACATAATGAACCTATTGGGTTGTTTTGGTTCAAATGCTGTAAAGAATATTTCGTTTGGATCTAATACTGCCATTGTTGTTTATTTTATTCTATTATAAATATTTAGATTTTAAATTTATTAACTAGGGAATGTTGCTCCCGTTGGTAATACATTAAAGTCTAGAATAATGAATTCTGCGGTTTTTGTTGGTTGTAAATAAATAGCACCAATCATTTGGTTTCTATCAATTACATCCGGAGTGTTATTACTATCATCCATTACTACTTTAAACGCAAATAAACCTTGTCTTTGAACTACTGTTTCTAAATAAGGATTTATAATTGATAAAAAGTTATTTCTTGTAGCAGCAGTGTTTTGTTCAAATACTAATGTTTGAGCTACTTGACCAATATATGATTTTAATTGAATCAATAATCTTCTAACATTTACTCTATCTAAAGCACTTGCTTGACGTTGTAATGTTTTTTGTCCGTATACTACTGTTCCTACACCTGGGAATGAAGCAATTGGATTTACTTTATTCTGGTATAAACTATCTCTATTAGATTGAGATAATTTTCTTTCTGGACGAATTACTGTAGTTAAACCACCTCTATTAATACCTGCTGGAGCAAACCAAGGTTCAGCAGCATTATCATTAAATGCATAAACTCCTGGAATCATTGCTGAGGCTGGTACAAATACTTGATCACCCATGTCTGGGTCAATTGTTTGTAACCAAGGCCAGTAAGCAGCACCATATGATGAGTTTCTAGCATTAGCTTGTGTATTTGCTGCTGTAATAGTAGAAGCATAAGGAACTAAATCCATAATGTAAATACTATCACCTCTCATTTGAGTATTGTTTAGAGCAGTAGTCATTTGAGAAGTTTGAGCTGTATCGATCAAACCTGGGGTTACTAGTAGATTAAATTGATAGTCATCTTGATTTGATAATAAATTTAACATATTATCATAATCAGAACCAATTAAACCTTGAGTATCTGTAGAATTAATATCACCATATAGATTCATTGTTCTACCTGTAGGAATTACACTACCTACACCTCCTGTAAATGTACCAGCATATGAACCTGAACCTACTTGAGGCATAGATGCTGTATATTCGTTTTTAGCATTACCTGCATTATCAAAGTAATCTGGGGTCTTTTTATTTACAGTAGATACTCTAATATATCTAGAAGCATTAGCATATGAACCCGTTATTTCAATATAATTTTCTGTTGAATTATAGGTCTGGTATTGATCACCGATTATCTTAGCGATATAATTATCTGCTTTAGGATCTAATGATAAGTTAGTCCAAGATTCTAAAATGATCTTATTATTATCATTATCATTACCTTGTCTTACTAATAAATTAAAATTACCATCTGCTTGAGAAGAATTAGCAACTTCCCATCTAATATTATCAGTTGAACCTGATACTAATGATCCTGAACCTCCTGTAATTAAGTTTGTAGATCCTGAGTTGTTAAAAATAATCCCTTTATCAATAGCTTCAATTGTAAATGAAGTACCACTTCCTGAAGCTGCGATTTCAGCTTGGGCAAAATCCCAAGTTGAAGAACCTGATACTACACGTGTTACTAACATAGTGTTACCTCCATTTTGGAAGTAGTTATATGCTGCGATGTTAGTCATGAATGAATATTCATCACTACCACTATCAAATGTAGTACCAAATCTATTTTGGTAATCTGAGTATGAGGTTACTATTGTAGGAATTTCTACAGGACCTTTTACTGTAGGACCAACGATAGCAGCACCTACTTGAACAGGTTGCTGCGTGATAAATGACTGGTCGTTTTCTCTTGCTAATACGCCAGGTGATACTAATGTTTCTGCCATTGCCTAGGAGGTTAATGTTTTGTTATAAATATTAGAAAAAAATTCAAAATTTAACTAGTTTTAGTAAATTCTCCAGTTTCTATGTCAATAGAACCTTCACCATAATTATCTTGTAACTGTTGAGCAAATTTAGTCTTACGTTGTTCAAATTGCTTTAAGTCTTTTATAAGAGTGTCTTTTTGGGAGACTAAAGATTGCATTTGATATTCTATTTGGCCTAATTGAACCATATATTCATTATCTTGATTTTGAATATCAATGATTTCCTTTTTTTCTTTTTCTGTTAAATAAATTTTATTCATATTATAAATATTAAGTTATTTTTTACTAGTTAATCTATTTTTTATTATTTTAAATACTTGCATCGGTGTTATTGATTTTTGACAAATATGTTGTTTTTCAGTTCCTTTATGAATAGGGCACCAATCCCAATCCCCAGCATCAAATACAAAATTACGATTAGTCCAACACGGGAAACAAGCATCATCATTCATTATACGTGTAATACGTGAAGTAAATTCATGGTGTTTATCACTAAACCCATTAATCATAACAGTATGTTTACCTAATGCCCAATTTAACCATGATAAACCTGAACCTAAGCCTATAAATAAGTCAGCATGGTGTAAATAATTAGCTACAACATCTAATGGTTGGTTATAATGATTTATTACCCCATCTAATTTCCATTCTCCTTTAGTTAAAGATATAACTTTATATCCTTGTTGTTGGAGTAATTTACATAGAGTAACCCAATTCCCATAAACCCATTCTTTACATCCTGATGTAGCATTGGGGCCTATTACAATGTATTTTTCTTTATATGGTCTTTTTCCTTTAGGAAAATCTAAACCATAATTTAATTCTTTTTCTTCTAGTCCTAGAATATCGCTAGAGGTAGCTTGCATTGGAATTATATTACATTGACGTGGATGCATATCAAAGTTCTGCCAGCCCCCATTATCATCTCTAAACCAACCTATTTTATAATGAGCAGTACATCCTGTTGAATTACCAGGTTCTAACCATTCTATATCTTTATAGGCTTCTAAATTTTTAAACCAATCATTATGGAATGTAGATAAAATAACTTTACATTTATGTTTTTTAGCAAATTTTATAGCATATGGAGTCCAACCAATAGTATCACCTAAAGAATTAGAATCTAAAGATATTAATACACGTTGTCCTTCTAATTCTAATCTAGAATGTTCTTTACCATTAATTTTAATTAACCAAGGAATATAATATTCTTTACTACAAGAAGTCCACATATTATTATTAATAGTTGCTTTATGAATAACTTCATTAGTTTCTCTATTAATAAATTCAACTTCATATTCTTTAAAAACATCACCTAAAATTTCTACTTTAGGTGCATTTATATAATTAACATTAATAGTATTGGTATCTTCAAGTTTTTCAGAATTAGTAATAAAATCTTGTAAAGTTTCAGCTCCAATTTTACCAATATGTTCCCAATTAAAATCACGATGGATTAATTTAGCTTCTTCTAAAGCACGTTTTTTATGATCTACGTAATTTTCATAAGCATCTCTCATTACACGAGCTAAATCTTCAAAATCAGGTTCATAATAATTACCTACTACTGTATTGAAATGGTTATAGTTAGCATCTAGTGCAGGGCGTTCACCTAATATTTTAACAGGAAGTCCTTTACCTTCAGCAAATTCCATTTGAGCGCAACAGGCTGAATATATAGCAGGAGTTCCACATGCCATGGCTTCAATTAAGGGTAAATTCCATCCTTCACTACGAGCACAAGATAAAAATACATGACCATTTTTCATATAGGTAATATAATCTTCACGAGATGGAAAATGTTTTATTTTAATACGTTCATCTGTAAAATCATAATGTTCTAAGCGTTCTTCTGTTGTTTTAAAGTTATCACCTGAGAATGGGTTATCAATTGATACTATTAGATCAACAGGTTCATTAGGTTTAAATTCTTTAAGAAAAGTTTCAATTATTTCTTTAGTAGATTTTCTATAATCCCAACGACCAAAAATAATAAATTTAAACCTACCATCTACATAATCTAATACCGTTTGAGGATCTTCAGGGTAAAATGTATTTGTATCTACACCTTCTGGGACTACTTTTACTTTATTAGGGTCAGCACCTTGTTTAATAGTACATTCAGCTTGCCATTTGGATGGAAACCATAACTGATCGTATTCTAAAAGTTTATTAAAAAATCCTTCAGGTTGGAGAGTTGATTCCCAAACATTATAAGCAATTTTAGGACCCTTATACGAATCATAAAAATAATGGTGGTTAGTTTCTTCTAAAACTAGATTTACATTGTGTTTAAAATCATTAGGGTATTCTTTATAGATAGGAAATTCATCTCTGGTATCTTCCCCAGTCCATAATGTTTGTTCTATTAAGAGTTTTTTATCAACTTCGTTAATATAATCTTCTTTATGAGGTTCATCATTAGGCCAATCCCAATTTTTACCTATAGTAAAATTACGAACTTTTAAATCAACATATTTTTGTAGATGTCTGAAAAAATCACGGGTGTGATTATTATAACCTGTAGTACCTACATATGAGGCATGAGCATAGACTTTTGGGGTTTTCTTCATATTATCTCATTATATCACATCCACAATCAATTCCTCTGGTACCATTAAAACCAGAATTAATAGGGGACATAGGAATATTATTTGTTTTTAAATAATGATAAATTAAAGTTTCATTTATAAAAATATCATCATAATCATTACTATATGAGGGATCTACAAATATAGTATTAAGCATTTGGGGAAACAAATTACAATAAGTTTTCATTATATTATATCCACTAATAGCTATTTGATCATTCATTTGGTAAGCTGTATGGGGCCAGCTATCATCATACCCAAAATAATGTAATTTAGTTGGATCTAATTGAGTTAAATCTTCTAATAAAGAACAAGTATTAGCTACTCTATGAGTAAATAAAAGATCGTAACGAGTTTTAAATATAAGATCATAATGAATACCTGATTGGTTCATTAGATCCCAAGATCTTTTTAATGACATCCACATACCCATTTGAGAATTTAATCTTTGGTTATGTATCCCCATTATATTAGTATTATCAAATTGAATTGATTTTTCAAATAAATAATCTTTAGGTTGATACCAATCAATTAAATTATCATATAAATTTTTATCTACATGGTGAACTTTTTCTAATCTTCCTCCTCTAAAAAAATTAAATTTATGAAATTCTTTAGCTTTCCAGGCATGGAGATACACATCTATATCATAACGGTCTAAAAACCATTTTTTTAACTCTTGATACCCATTTCTATATCTACGGGGTTGTCCACTAATTAATAAAGCTATTTTCATATTATCTCATAATTCTAGGTGTATCATAAGAATGGGTGTAATTGGAACCTAACATTACTTCATGTAAATTAATTTCTTGTTCAGGAGAAGTTTGTATGTCATTATCTCTTAAGTGCTGAAGTAAAGAAGTTTCTACATATAGATGACTAGCATCAATATCATTCATGAATTGTTTATATTTAGAATCTCTAAAATAATAATTAATTAAGTGGGGAAAGAAATTATGGTAAGTTTTCATAGCATTATATCCTCCAACTGCAAATTGATCATTAATATTTCGGATACCTTGTCTATCAAAACTATGTTTAAAAGAATGAACTTTAGAAGGATCTAATTGTGTTATATCTGTTAAATAAGGGTGATTTACTGGAGTATAATGAGAAAATAAAAGATCAAATCTTGCTCTAATAATGTAGTCATATTTAATTCCGGAGGATTCTAATAAATCCCAGGCTCTTTTAAATGATAAAGTCATACCAAAATGGCTATCAAATCTACCTACGTCTTCAATACCATAAGAGTCAAATCTAATACCTTTTTCAAATAAATGGTTTTTAGGTTGATATAATTCTAATGCTCTATCATAAGCTGACATATCAGCTTCATATTTATGCATTAACTTCCCATAATGATACTTATAGTAATATTTATCTTTCCAGGAATGCATGTAAACATCAATATCATATTTTGATAAAAAATGTTTATTTAATTCATAAAAACCAGCTTCTAATCTACGTGGTTGTCCACTTATAGTCATTGCTATTTTCATTCTATAGAAGTTTTAAGAATATCTAATGAAAGATTTTTAGTATGTAGGTGATATTTAATTAAACTTAAGGTTTCATTAATTTCCTTATTTTCCCAATTTTTATATTCTTCATCCATAAAAGTATAGTATAAAGCATAAGTAAAAACATCGGCATAATGTTCTGAAATTGTGGGGGAGCATATAGCAAATTTTTCAGGGGTATTATTATAAATAATTTCACCAAATTTAATATGAATTATATGGTCGTAATCATTATTAGATTCTCTAATTAAATTATAACTAGAGTGTGTTGAATATAAATTATTTAAAATTTGATTTAACTCTAAATTATTATCATCAAAAGGAATTGGTGGTTGAGTGTAAAAAGATTTAGGAGTATATAATTTTATAATTTCCTCTATATTATTTAAATTATCCCAAGTGTGAATATACACATCACAATTATATTTATCTAAATAATTTTCTTTTAACCAATTATATCCTTCTTTATAATTAAAAGAATCTCCACTTATACAAATTGCTATACCCATTATTTAAATGATTCTCCTCCTAACCATAAAACAAAAGATTTTCTAGTACCTTTAGTTACAGGAGTTATTCTATGCATCATAAAAGAAGGGAAAATTACTACATTACCTTTACCTTTAGGTGCAGTCATAGGTTGTTGACCTCCTGACCAGATTTGTAAATCTCCACCTTCATACTCACTTGAATCAGATAATTGAACTGTAACTGAAATTTTTCTAAATTTCATAAAACCAGAAGACCCAATATCCATATGCCAATCATAATGACCTTTATTAGTACTGTAATATTCAGTATATTGAATTTGTTCTGGCATATTATAAATGTTAAAATTAAACATTTCATTATTAGCGGTTTTGGCTAACATACCAATTTTATCATAAATCCATTTAGTGTCTTCACTAAAAGGTACCCATTTAATTGTTGAACTACGTGAATCTAAACCTTCACCACTTTCTTGACCCCCAGATTCAGTAACACCTGGGGTAGATGGAATTTCTTGAACTTGGGTTTCTAATTGGGTTAATTCATCAGGAGTAAAACCTTCTTTAAACCAATAATAATTAGTTTGGTTAACATGCTTGTCAAAATCTAGTGGAAAAGAATAAAGTGTATCCATATTTTATTTATTTATTGATGTAAATGTTACTAATATATATCTTGTACCTTCTTCTACGGGACGACCCCCATGTAAATGAGTTATTGTTCCTGGGTGGCACATAGCATTACCTAATTTTTTAGGTTGTACAGTTGTTTTGTATTTAGGTAAATATGTACCTCCACCTTTAAAATCATCATTTAATCTGACATTTAAAGTAATTAAGGAACTATCATGGTGTAAATCTAAACTGCCTTGATTTTTTGTATCGTATTTAGCTATAAAATTCTCACTATTTAAAGTATTCCATTCATCTCCTGCTAAATCCCAAAACCAAACCCAAATAGGGTAAACAAATTCTTCTAATACTCTTTGGTATATTTTTTGCATTTTTAAACTTTCCATTGTTTGGTCAGTTGTAGGATAAAATTTATGCCTATCTGTTACCCAAGTATGATCTTCTGCTAATTGGATAATTTCATTACAAAATTTTTCTGTAAATAAAGGAAATTCTAAAACATTAGGACCAATTTCATCTACCATTAATTTGTATTGTCCTTTTCTAATATGAGG